TTTAATGGAATAGGATTGACGAATTTTATTTATTTTGGTATTTTTATATAAGGAGGACAAATGACAAACGAAAATAATATAACACAACCTGAATTAAATATGGTATCTGAAGAGAGTACAGCTCCTATAGCTGAGCCTCAAACAGAGCCTGCAGTAGAACCTGCAACAGAACCTGTTGTAGAACCTTCTGTTGAATCTACAACAGAAACTACTATAACAGAAAATATTACAACAGAACCTGCAACAGAAAAAGTTGAAGAAACTGTAGGAACATATCCTAGTAGTATTGATTCTAAGAATGAATCTGTTCAACAAACACTTCAGCAAACACAACAAAGATTACAACAAGTAGAACAACAAAACTTGCAAAATCAAATGTTGTACGAAACTGAAAATTATAAACAACAGTTAGCACAACAAGGATATAGTAATGAGCAGATACAATATGCTGCTGATACTTATTATCAAAACAGAGTACAGCAAGTACAAGTAGAGCAAAACTATAAAAAGGGATTAGAGTTTAAAGAAGGTCAATTTAAAGCATCTTTACAATTTGGTAAAAAATATAATGTAGATCCTGAAGTACTATTACAGTACCAAAATCCTCAGGAAATGGAAACTGCAGCAAAGCATATGTCTGAAGTCAGATCATTGAAAGAAGAAAATGCTAGGCTAAAGCAAGGCAAAGTTCCTACACAGAACTTTGACAACAATACTGCTCCTGCAGAAGCCACAACAAGCGAGGAAAGATTATTGGATCTTTACAACTCAGGAGTTCGTAATCCTGATACTGAGGCAGCAGCTCGTAGAGCAGCAGGTCTTGGGTAAATTTATTAACCTTATTATAAGGAGTAGTCGTAATGGCACAGACAGCGACAACAGGTAATTTAGAGAATGCGAGTAAGATAATTATCGCAGCAGCTAGATATACCGAGGAGCATAATGCTCCTGCTATGGCTCTAATAGAGAGCTTCAGCCTTCCTAAAGGAGCTAAACAAGTAACAGTTCCTAAAGTAGGGCAAATGACAGTATCTGATCTAACAGATGGTGTTGACATTGTTGACGAAGAAGAAATTGGAATGACAACTGTTGACTTAACAGCAGCAGAAGTTGGAGCCAAAGTTATCTTAACTGATAAACTTGTTCGTGAACAACAAAACAATGTATTCACAATAATTGGTAAACAGTTAGGTGATGCAATGGCAAGAAAGAAAGATACAGATGTTCATTCATTGTATAGTTCTTTGAATGGTGGAACTACACTTGGAGGTACTTCAAGCAAAAGCCTATCTCTTGCTAACTTACATGGGTGTATAGCATATGCAAAAGCTAAGAAATTTGGAAATCAAGTTTATGTTTTGCATCACCCTAATGCAATTGCTAATTTATCTAAAGAAGTAGCTACTCAAGCATCTAACTCATCAGGAAGTGAAATTACTAATGGTTGGTCTGCTGACTTGTTGAAAAACTTTTGGAGTGGACTACGACCTTTAAATAATGTAGCAATTTTTGAAGATGGAAATCTAGATAACACAGCAGGATCAGGCGATGATGCTATAGGTGTTATTGCTGATAAGGGAGCTATGGCAGTTCTTAATTCAGTAGATACTAGAACAGAGAAGCAGAGAGATGCGTCAATGAGAGCAACTGAGGTAATTATTACTTCAGACTATGGTGTTTTTGAATTAGATGACACCAAAGGAGCTGCAATGACTTATACTGCATCTGATCTATCTACATCAGCTTAATATAATTTGGAGGCAGTATGGTTAATCATTTTTATGGACACGAAAGAAAAGCTAAAAAAAATGAAATTAATAAGTTAAGAAAGGAGTCAGGTATGAAAGGAGATTACGAGTTAGGATTGTTAGATTCATGGCAGGGTAAAGCTTCTTATTACAGACATACTCCCGGATTAAACACTAATGGAGAATTAGCTTTTAAATGTGGAACTGAATTGCCTAATCAGCCTAATGATGCTGATACACAAATTAGACGAGCTAAAATAGGAATTTTTCCTATAGCATGGGACGGCAAATGTAGACTTGAAGCCAAAGGTGGAAAGTGTAAATGCAATCCTAAACAAGAAAAGGTAAAGGAAGAGGTCAAGGTAGAGAAGAAATCCTCTATCTAACCTCTCCTTCTTTTAGTATAAGTGTAACGATTGACCGAGCTTATACGACTTTTTAACAATCGGTTGGTCGTAAGGGTTTATCCCTTACTTTAAATTATAAGGAGGAAATCATGGCATTTCCCGTTACAATACAAGGGTCTTTTGGGGACGAGAAGGTTACTTCTTCAACAAAGAAGAATCGAATCGGAGCTAGAATGGTACTTCCTGACGGTAGTGAATTCGTTTATGCTTATGCAGGCGAAGCTATTACTGCAGGTAAAGTTACTATGCAAGCTCAAACTGCATCAGATCACATTAAAGACTTAGCTGTTGCATCAGCAGCATCAGCAGGAGCTACTCAAATAGTACTTACTAATGGTGGTTCAACAGCAGTTACTGCATCTAGTTCTTACACAGGACAAGGCACAACTGTTGGAGATTATGAAGATGGTTACATTTTTATAAATGATGTTGATGGTGAAGGTCAAATGTGGAGTATTAAAAATCACTCCTCAGCAGCCACAGGAGCAGCACTTACTATAAACCTACACGATACTGACAAAGTTGCAACAGCACTTACAACTTCTTCACAAGCAGGTATTCTAAAGAATCCACAAAATGGAGTAGAAGTATGGGACACTAACGATATCGATGGTATCGCAGCAGGTGTTCCAAGAGCTGATGTTACAGCTAACTATTACTTTTGGAATCAAGTAAAAGGTCTTGCAGCAGTATTAACAAATGGTACTGTAGTGTTAGGTAAAAATGTAATGACAGGTTCTACTACTGATGGTTCTGTAGATGTTGTAGCTGATGACTCAAGTGCTGAGTTTATACTTGGCGGAGTTGTAGCAGTTGGAGCAACTACTGAATATTCAGGAGTATACCTAAATATCGGAGCTTAATAATGCAAATCGTAGGCTCTGAAACTTACGATAGAAGATTAATACTACCTGTAGGTGTTACCCTTATAGGTGAATACGGAACAGGTAGTATTAAATCCTTGTCATTTAGTTTTTATGATACAGTTACTGAAAGAAGATCTGTATTACATAATGTTCCTTACATGATTAATGATCCCTATTCACATAATGGTATAGAAACCATGATAGGAGAAGCACACGAAACATGGTTGGCACAAGTAAGAGAACAAGGTAAAAAGAAAATAATAACTAAAGAGGAAAGAAAAGAAGCAGGGAAAGTATTAAATGAAATAAGAACAAACAAATTAAAAAGACAAGAAAGTACTACAGGAAAAATATATTTTGAAGGAACAAAAATTGACAGAAAAAAACTTAACAGAAAATTTAAACGGAAAGCAAGAGCAAATCGACGATAATGTAGTTGTACTACAAAATGACATAGCAGAAGCTATGAACGAAGATCCTTTGTTTAGACTTAAGGTTATAAATAAAGCTTTAGTTCGTGAGAATAAACATTTAAAAGAACAAATTAAAATAATGGGCGAAGCTCAAGTTAATAAAGCAATTAAGGAGGAAAGCAATGGCACCAATGGGTAAAGGTACATACGGAAGTAAAAGAGGACGACCACCTAAAAAAGGTAAAAAGATGATGAAGAAAACTATGCGAAGAAAAAAGAAATAATTATGGCTAAAGATCCTAGATTAAAAAGAGCAGGAGTCGCAGGGTTTAATAAACCTAAGCGAACTCCTAGTCATAAAACTAAATCTCATGTAGTTGTAGCTAAGTCAGGAGATCAGGTAAAAACTATTAGATTTGGGCAACAAGGTGTTAGTGGTGCAGGCAAAAGTCCTAAGACAGCTAAAGGAAAAGCTAGAAGGAAATCATTTAAAGCTCGTCATGCAAGCAACATAGCTAAAGGTAAAATGAGTGCAGCATATTGGGCAAACAAAGTAAAGTGGTAATAATATGGCAATAACACATGGTAAAACATTAGAAGATTTAAGAAAAACAATAGGTAGAAACCTAGGTAAAATGATTACCGGTACTACATCAGGTAGTGGTTCTACTACTACTGCATTAGATACTACATTGTTTGGTGGAGATGATGAATATATAGGAAGTTATATAAGATTTACTTCAGGTACTTATGATGGTACTACTAGAAGAATAACAGATTATACAGCATCTACAGGTACAATAACATTTGCAGCAGTGGCAGGTACTATTGCAGGTAGTGTGACTTATGAAATATGGAAAGACGGATTTGATCCTGTTGTTATAGATGAGTTTATTAATCAATCTATATTAGCTATTACAGGAAGAATGTATGATCCTGTAGAAAATCTTGACATACATACTGACAGGATAAATACTAGATGGGAAATACCTAGTGGTATAGAAATGATACAAGATGTGTTTTACAGAGATAAATTTACTTCTAAAATTTTACATGATTGCAATTCAGTATTTGACGAATCAGTAGACTCTGATTTTACTATAACAGCAGATACAGAAGATTACAAAACAGGATCTGCTTCTAACAAGATTGTTATTGCAGCAGGTGCTTCAGCAGGAGATACTGCTTCAGACACCATCACTTCAGTCAACATATCAAAGTATGATTATATAGAGTTTTGGATTAAATCTTCAGTAGCTACAAGTGCAGGTAATTTAAAAATACATTTGGTAGATGCAGGTGGTATAGAAGAATCATTAGATGTACCTGCTTTAACAGCTAATGTATGGAAATATTGCAGAGTAGCATTGGTTGCTCCTTATGATAACACAGCTATTACACAGGTAAGATTTGAATATGATTCTGATTTAGGAGCTTGTGTTGTACACTTAGACGATATTAAAGTAGTAAAGAATGATACTGCAGCATGGCAAAAACTAGCTAGAAATACATGGAGAATAGATAAAGAAGGTACTTTACAGGGAGCTAGTACTGCAGACTTAGTGTTATCAGACAGAGGAAGATCTTTAGCTTCTTATAGATTAATCAAATTAACAGGTGGTGATAAACCTACTGAGTTAAGTTCAGATTCTAGTACTACAGAAGTGCCTGAAGACTTTATTATATCTTATGCTACAGCTTTAGCAGCACAAGCAGGATCAGTAAGACCTGATATTGATATTGATGGAATGAGAAATCTTGCAGCATTTTGGTTTGCTAAATCAGAACAAGCAAGAAACAATATGCCATTTTTATCAAATGTCAGGACAGTTAGGTAATGGCCAATAAAGTTATAAAGAAAAATGAGGTTTACCTTAATGGAAATTATTATCCAATAACTAGACCCGTGCAGCAGGTGTTAGCCTCCATCTATCCTGCAAAGGTTACTATTGGTGATACCACTCGTGATTCACAAGCTAGAACAAGTGTAATATCTTGGGCTGACTTCAGGGGTGGTATAGGTGTAGAGAGAATGGAAGGAGCTACAGAAGTAGATCGTTCTTGGTTCAGTACCTGTAGCCTTCGCTACAAAAGGCACCTAGTATTACCTGCCAAAACTAATTCTGTAAGCAACTCAGATGCTACAGGAGAGTCACTAGACATACTACAAGAGTTTAACGGAGCATTGTATGGTGTATGGTCTAATCAAAAAGTATATAAATATAATTCAGG